AATTCTGAACCTGATTGAGTTATACCAATGCTTGTAACTGTTCCTGTGTTAGAAGGTGTAACTTGCGTATAGGTTATGTTTGTAGAACCTAGTGAGCCATCACTATCAGTCGTACATAAAAATATTTTATTGTCATTTGAAGTTCCTTGATTGACTACGACCATACCACCACTTAACTCAGCGATACTATCGTGTTCAGGATCTCTTGAAGCTGCACCACTTGATACTGCCAGATATAAACCATTCTCAGTAGCAGTAGATTGATCTTTGACTAAAACTCTATCACCAGCAACAAGAGTAACACCATCAATAGTGTCACCAGCTTCTAATCCATTAGATAGATTAACATTAGCTGTGGTTGCTACTTCTGCAATAGTTCTTGTTCTAAGACCAGCAACAGCTTGATCGACATAACTTTTAATTGCTACATCTGAATTATTAGAAGGTGTTGATAATCCTGTAATAGAACCACCACTTATAGATACTGTTCCTGAGTTTTGAACTGCCATTGTACCAAGACCTAAGTTTGTTCTTGAGGTAGAAGCAGAAGCTAAGTCTGATAAGTTTGAGGCCTTTGCTACTTTAGCATCTAATTGTGTTTGCACATTGGAAGATACAGTATTGATGTGTTGAAACTCTGTATTCGTTACTGATCCATCACCAATCTTAATAGCATCTATTCCTGTCGCTACTTGATTGTTTGCGACTGTTCCTGTTAAGGCACTAGCTGGATAACTTGTAGCATCTTGTAAGTCAAAAGCTGGGGTAGCATCAGTAGCACCAAGAGCTAAAGATATTCCACCATAACTAACAGTAGAGTTAGTAAGGCTAGAGTTTGCGATATTAGATAAAGTGTTATCAGAACCACTAATAGTTTTATTAGTTAATGTTTGTGTTCCAGTCTTAGTTGCTACAGTAGAGTCTATAGCAAAAGTAACATTGTTTCCTGAAGCTGTGCTATCAATACCTGTACCACCTAGTAATCCAAGAGTCTCAGAATCTAGGTCTATAGCTATAGTAGAAGAACCATCGCTAATATCTAAATCAGATAAACCAACTTGTTGATCGACATAAGCCTTAATTGATTGTTGAGAAGCAACAGCAGTCGCACTATTAGATGACATATCATCTTCATCTTTAAATGCAGTACCACTTATAGCTGTGTTAATAACAGGACTTGTAAGAGTTTTGTTTGTTAAATTTTCTGATCCAGCTAATGTAGCAAAGCTTCCATCTGATAACGCAGAGTTAAATTGAGCAGTAGTACCTGATAATGTATTACTACCTAATGCTATAGTTTTGTTAGTAAGAGTAGCTGTGCCTGAAGTGACAAATGCTTTTACAGATTGTTGTGAAGGAGGAATTAAAGCACTATCACTAGCCATGTTATCTTCATCGACAACAGGATTAGCTGGATTTGTAAAAACCGAACCTACATAGACTGCAACTGTGGTATCACCAGAGTTTAATGAACCACTATCAAAAGTAAAAGTTAAGGTTGTGTTCGGTGAAGAGAATGCACTTGTAGCAATCTTACCAAAGATTGTACCGGTAGCACTACCAATAATTTTGACTCTACGACCAACATGATGTGTTGATGTGATATCTGATGCGACTGTAACTGATGTTGCAGAGGCCCTGGTGAATGTTGTTGTGCCATCACCATCACCTAATAAGAACCACTCTTTGTCATTCCATACTGATCTTACATCTTTTAATTGTTCTCTAATGGCATTATTTACATCAGATGGACTCATGCCCTCTGAAATATTAACTCCATTAATCGCTGTATTGCTACTTGCTGTTGTGCTATATGAACTTACTGTCATTGTAATAATCCTCTTTTTATTTTAATAATCCTTGAATATTTGGTTGTCTTTGAACTTCACCAGTTAATCTACTTCCTTGTAATAATCCTGTTACTGGTACTTTACCTATTGTCTTTCCTGTATAATAAGCACCTTCGCCTATTAATCTTGGTGATGCTATTGCAGAAATCCCTAATGCTTTTGGATTAAATAGAGAGGACAATAAAGCTCCTTTTTGTATTCCTCCACCAAAACCTCTTCCTTGAATGCTTGAGAGTTCTTGACCAGCTAATCTAGGCATAATGTTTTTCTTATTAAAAAGATCAGTAACATTATCAAGTTTTTCTAATGCTTTTAGTCTTGAACCAAAATTAGTTGTTCTATTATTCTGCATAACTGATTGAAGTTTTTTCAAAGTAGTTGATGCGTTTTTTGTTTTTCCTAAACTTAATTCTTCTATAAGTTGTCTTTCTAAAAGTATTGCAGCAGAGTAATCTTTTGATGCTTTTGAATATCCTGGAGCAACATTATCTATTTGATTAGCAATATTTTTTGTTGTTTGACTTACTAATTCTTGAGATAGTCCAAGATTTTTTCCTTGTGGATATAAACTATTAATCCTTTTTTTAAGAATATCTAATTGTTGAGCATTTACTTTTGATAAGTCACCACCTACTTCAGTTGTAAACTTAGCTATTTCGTCTTTAACTTCATTTAAAACTTTTAAATTTTCACCAGCAAATTCACTTACTCTTCCTGTATCGTCTAATTTTGACTTTTCAAAATCACTTACAAAATCTAAAACTTTATTTCCATCTGCATTTTTTGTACTTAACTGCAAGTTTTCCATATCAGCTCTATAATTTTTGCTTTTAGATTTTTGTAAATCACTAAAAACTTCATTAGCATCATCAACGATTTTCATGGGAGTGTCTTTACCTCTCATGCTATCTAAAAAACTTTGTGATGATTTATTTTTGCTAATTATTCCTGATTGTTTTCCAGATTGAAAAGCTATCTTTGTTGCATCGCTTGGAACACCACCAATACTTTCTATCGCTTTGGGTATTCCTTTATTTAATGCTAAAGAAGTACCAGATGTAACAGCATTTATAGGTTCAATTTTTCCTACACTTTTAGCAACATTACCAGCTTTTTCTAAAGCACCTAATTTAGAAACTTGACCAGTTTTAGCAATTAAACTTCCACCACCAGTAAATAAAATTGAGGCATCTGATAACATTCCTAGAGGATCAGTGGCAAAGGTTTTTTTAATATTTTCTATACCACCATAGCGATCTTTGAAAAAATTACCCACTTCTCTTGCAAGTTGTTCGTTTCCTTGTTCACCTGGTATAATTAAATTTATGACACTTGAACCTAAAGATTTTAAATCTTTAGCAGTTTGTACAGGACTTAAAAAAGGTGTAATTATGTCTTTAACTAACTGAACACCACTTTCGTCTAGATTAGAAATAGCCTGTGAAAAAACATTTTTATTTTCATCAAAGTCTTTAATTAAAGATGTCTTTTTAGGAACAACAGTTTCTTGGTTGTTCTTATTTAAATGAGGCATTGTAACCATTATTTAACTACCATCCCAAAATTGTACTGTTTGTATTCCATTTTCATCTATAAAATTAACATATTGATTTTTTTTCAATTTTCCTGAACTGACTAAATCTTCTATTTCTTCTTGATTACTATATGAATGAAAAATTCCATCACCATTATTGGCAATCCAATCTTCTTCAAAACCATCTAAATTGTTATTTTTACTAAGCCATTTATCCATAGCATTTGTATATCTTATGTTGTAATCATTGAATTGTTGGAAACCAGCTATGATCTGTAAATTACCTTGTGGTGTGTTATTTAAACCAGGTGCAGCAGTTTGATACATTGCTGCTTCAAAGTCTGATGTACTACCAGAACCAACTGCTCTCATACGAGGAACCATATAAGAAACTAAAGCACTAAAACTTTCTAATCCAGCTAACTCTTCTTGTTCTGTTTCACTTAACATTCCTAGTGCATTCATAGTTTGAGAAATACCTTTTTTAATCTCAGTAAATCTATTTGTGTCTCCTATTTTACCATCTTCAATCAGACCTTTCATGATCTCAAGTTTGCTATTAATGTTTCTGTTTTCTTGTATAACTTTTCTATTTTCTTTTAATAAATTTGATCCTAGTTCATATTTTTTAACATCAATAGCAGACTCAGTTTTTTGATCTATATTTACAGACGATGCTGGTTTTATTAAATATTCAGTAATAATTTTTTGACCAAGGTCTGATTTTGGATCAATACCAGCAGCTTCAATATTTTTCATCAAATCAGTTGGTTTATCTGTTTTTAACAATATTTCTTGTGCTGCTAAAGAATTAGCTATTACATCTTGTCCTTTTTGATATTCAAACTGGTCTTTTTTAAACTGTAATTCTGCTTGTGATGTATTGTAATCACTCATAGATTTCATTCCAGAAGCTAGAGCTTCACCAAAAGATACTGGCATAGTTGAGTAACCACTTTTATCAAGTAATCCTTGTGCAAATGCTTGACCACCACCACTTGTGGCAAAATCTAATAAGTTTTGACCTAATTGATTAGGTGGTACATTAGGTTTGTTTTGTGCTGTTTTAAAAGCTGGTTTTGCATACATATTTTTACCACTTTGTTCCATACCAGCAGCAAAAGTGTTTTGATTACGCATTGATGTAGGTGCTAAATTACCACCTGGTGCATTTGCACCCATACCACTTAAAGCTGAAAATCGACCACCAGGATTATTTGCACCCATAGACATTCCACCAGGATTTAAAGCTGAATAATTTCTTGGTGTAGTAAATGTTGAATATGGTGAAGTTCTTTGAGGAGCATTAATATATAAAGGGTTTTGTTTTGTGCTTCTTGGTAAATTAGTAAAATCTATTGCCATTAAAAGAACCCTCCTAGTAATCCACCACCAATAGCTCCCATACCAGCACCGAGTCCAGGTATCATTCCAGCTAGGTTAGCTCCTGTCATTGCACCACCAAGTAATCCAGCACCAGTATTTCTAAAGACTGGTTGTGTTGATACAGTTGTTGAAGGAACAGCAGCACCTAATGATCCAAGGTAGTAATTTAATTTTTGATAGGGTTGTGTTTGGCCATAGTCATATCGAGCAATAGCATCTTGTAGTTTTGCCATTTCTAAGCTCTCTCGTTCTTGACCGACTTGTTGTAATCTTCCTATATCATTATAATCCATTTCACCAAGTTGAGGTGCAATCTGAGTAGCTGCTAATTGATTTTCTCTCTCACGATTATATTGATCGCCATAAACTTCATTAGCTAATCTGCCTAAAGAGTTAGCGAGTATTTCTTGGTTAGCACCTGATCCTAATCTTCCAGCTTTACTAAACTGTGATTGTACTTGTGATGTTACATCACCAGCCATTTGATTAAACAATGCTTGTGAATATGGATTAGTAGTAGGTGATAAATAATCACCTTGTAAAACTTTATTTATTTCTTGTTGAGAAGAACCTAATAATGGATTGCCTTGTAAGGCTCTCGCACTTGCTAATTGTAAAGCAGTTGAAGTTTCTGGTGCAAAATCAACATAAGTATTATTTGGAAAAAATGATGGTATATCAGGGTTTTCGTACAAATCTTGTGCTGCATCAATAGCTTGGGTGTAATATGGTCTAATAAACTCTGATGGTTCACTTGATGTTGTTGTAGTTACATTTGTTGGGTTTGATCCTTTTGACATGATTATATTTCCTTATTAAGTAAGTATGCTTTAACTTTAAATCCTTTCAATTTTCGTACCCAACCTTTTCGACCAGCGACTTCGATATGAGTACAATTTTCTCTTTTTGCAAATTTTTCTATAACTGTTTGTATTCTTTCTAACCAGTTCTCTAGATTAGTACCTCCAGCTAAGAAATATCGTAAGACTTTAGACTGTGGGTAGGCTGCTATTTCAGTAACAACAGCACTTTCTATTTTTTTATCGTGCCAACTAATAAATAGTTGCATTCGATCATTAGCGAGGCCATACAATATATCTTGAATAGTGTATGTTTCGTCTAATGCTTTCTCTAATAATGGAGCTACTTGACTCCATATAAATTCAACATCCTCACTAGGAACTCTAGTAATAAGATTATCCAATGACACAGTAAGATAAGTTTTGGTCTGTGTTTCCTGAACTCGCATGGGTTAAGGTTGCACTACCATTGGCTCTTGCAGAAACATGAAGTCCATTCAAAGCTGTTCTGCCATTCGCAGTTGTTGGCATAAACAATATAATCGAATTACCACCTATTCTTGCGTCTGTAAGAGTAGATGTAGTTTGACTTGCTCTTAGTGTTATTGTTCCTGTACTGTTTAACTTTCCATTGATTGTATTATTCAATGATGTTGAAACTAATCGTAAGTGTTGTCCTTGATCTGGTATCGATAAAGGCACAAAAGGAAACTGATTATCTGCCACCTTCAGGTCTCGCTTCTATATCCACACCACTAAGGGTGTTAAAGTTTCCTGTCACATTTACTCTAACTCGATGATACCTGGATGTTGATCTTAAAGGACATGAACCACTATCATTAGTCGATACTGCATTGCCTACAGATATACTATCAAGCTGTGAATTTCTTGTTATGGGTGTGACTGTGACTGTAGTATTGGATGTACCATCTACTATCGGTCTGCACTCAATAAGTGTTGATCTTTTATTTTCAGCACCTTCAAACTCAGTTGTATCTACTGTAGCTGAGAGGCTAGTAGCTAAGAACTTTCCAAATTTATGTTCACTATTAAAACCAGCTAGACCAACAATACCTTCTTTGTAAAAGTAAGAGTCAAGTGATTTAGTTAAGTTATCAAGATTACCTAACACATCTAAACTCTCTAAAGTTGTAAATGCTTCTTGAGAGGCACTAGATATGAACTCTAAATCTAATCCACTTCCTGTACTCCACTTATCTACTGCATAGTTATAAATAACAAATTTGTTATTAGTAGTTCCTGTAGCACCACCACCTCGATATGACCACACAACTATAGAGTTGTTAGGATCTATAGCACTTGTGATACCATCTAGGTTTGATGATAAATCATCAAAGAAGAAGTTATTAACACGACCATTGCCTATCGGTGTTAGTTGCTGACCACCAGTTAGTTTATAAAAACCATCTTGTGCTAAGAAAAATACTTGGTTTCCATAAGAAGCTACTGATTTAGGTGCAAAAGCTCCAATGTTATCTGCAATCTTATCAAACTGAAATATAAGGGGTACACCTACATAAGACATTCTATAGATTGCCTTTTCCATAAAGATCACACCAGCAGACTCACCACCTACAATCGCTTGGATATTTCCATGACTACCAACTATGTCTTGAAATCCTGACTGTGTTGCTTGGCTCGGAGTCCATGTAGAGCTGTCATTAATACCTGACCACTTTACTCTTTGGTTGTAAACAACACCTGATTCATTTGTAAAACCAGAAACAACAAAGTCTCTTATAACAGCTATAAACTTAGCTTTTAATGATACAAGATCACTAAAGGCACTATCTACACCTTCTTCAAACTTTTGTATATTATCTGCAAAATTAGTAGCAATAATGTTTGAGCCAAACTGTGTAAAGGCCCAAAAGTCTCTAGCATTTTCTGTGGTAGAGTTGTTGTAACCACCAGATTTGCTTTTATCTATAAACACTAATGAAGAGTTCATTTGATAAAGTTTGGTCTTATCACCAGCATAGTTTGTTGAACCACCAGTGCTAAAACTTGTAAATAATCCCACAGCAGCATTTGATAATCCTGTTGTAGTCAATGCTTGGAAACCTGGAAGAGCTTGATAACCTTTTTTCAAAGGGATCACATTATCTACTTTAAGAGCACCTGAGTTCTTATAAGTAGGAAGATCAGCTTGTAAATCACCGAACTCAATCATCTATGCCACCTGTGGTGTTGACATCTGTAGTGGTGATGTGGTTGTTGATCCTCTTGAAGATGTTTCATTAGCATTTTTAATAGCTTCTTTATATAAATTACCCCAGGTGTTTAGTCTTTCGTCTTGCATTATAAAGGGTGCTGCTTCTGCTAGTGAACCATACAAATACAATTCAGGATAATTTGTTAAAATTGTGTTAGTTGAATTACTATCTGACAATGCAGATAGTGTTTTATAAAAATTTATTTGTAGAGTAGTCGCTGAGTCTGGAGCTCTGCCTAAAAGAATGTTTGTGCCAACTATAGTAAAAAACTGTGGCTTACCTCTACTTTGACTATCATTATATTTATTATAAAAATCAGAATTACTTATAAATCGTAAAGTACAATAAGGATCACTTTGAAATATAACTGTGGTTGCCTCTAAATAGCCTGTTGGTAAAGCATAGCTTTGAGTTCCAGCAACAGTTGTTATAGATGTGTCTGTGTTTACCATTTCTCTTACTCTTAGCTCTCTGTTCAGTCTAGCTTCAGTAAGTCTGATAAAATCAGATAGGTTTGCTGTCAAATCACTTCTATTAAGATAACTTGCTATTGTTGTTTTTAAATTATCAAAAGTGTCTAGTGCCATTATAGGTTTCCTGTATATATTCTAAAGTGTCTGTTATCTGAGTCGTTTAACCATCTAAAAAATCTAGGCTTATCAAGGACTTTACCATTGTAATTTAGTATTCCTTTTTTAGCTAGTTGATGAACAACTATGTTTGGTAGTCTTGCAACTCGATAACCTTTTTCGTTTTGCATAGCCTTAGACTTATATGCACCTTCATTTTGTGCTAATTTGTTTGCGTCTAAGATTTCTTTAATAGTTGCTTGATCTTGATAGTTTTCAATATGATATTTATTCTCAGCTTCATCTACAATAAGATTAGTTTTTACAGATGCTTGATCTCCTGGATCATTAAGTGAGAATTTCTTAGCCATTACTTTATAGCTTTAGCAATCATCATATCAACTGTGTCGTTAATCTCTATTCCTTGGTTGCTTCTCATACTTAACATCGGATCATACTTACGATCACCAGCTGATGTCTGTTTGGATTGTCTTTTACCAAGACCTTTTGAGATTGTTTGATCTTTTTTAATTGCATTAGCAACAACTTTATAAAGTCTTGATGAATGTTTTTTGTTTGCAAATACTGTCATTGTTTCCTCTCTATTAAAAAGGGAGGGCATAAAACCCTCCCTGTCCTTTAACTACAATTATGCAGTTAAGTTAAATATACCAAAGTTTGCGTTAGGTGCTTTTGCACATAAAGTGTACTCAGTTAAGAGTAGCTTCTTGTCTGCGTCACCAGTTTTTGCAAGATCAACAGTAGAAAATGGTCTTAAAAAATCGACTGACCACATATCCATTTGTAGGATATCTACTCTGTTTGCGTTTTGGTGTCTGTTAGGTACAAATGCAACTTCACCGAAATCTGACACATAAATATCTGTAGTTCCGATAGATACTTTATCACTAGCATCTTTGTATTTAGTTGCTACACCAGCAAAACCACTTGCAGTCTGCTTGTGTGATGGTGACATAAGTATTGTCTCAGGCTCTCCACCTAGTTCAAAGGCTTTTAAAAGACCTTCTTTAAGTAAAGTTTCTGTGAAAGTTCTGTTTGTTCCACCAGCGATTGCTGTGCTTCCGTCACCAGCTGGACTAGCTGAAGGTGAACCACCTTTTGAGAAGTTACCAGCAGCACTTGAAGTACCAGGTTTG